CTAATATAAGTGTTTCATAGTCTTGTTCGGTAACTGCTCTATTTCTTGTTGCATTAAATCGAGGAGCATTAAATCTAATTTCATCTATTGATTCCTGTACAGAGCCTCCAGAAGCTGCTGCGTACGTCGTATTATAAACTGACTCTCCTGATGTTGCAAGAGTTACAGTTGCTGCAAAACTTTTAGCTGTATTTGCTTTTGTTCCGTTAGTGTTTATATAATCAATTATAACAATGTTGCCATTAGATAATTTTTTGCCTATAATATCATCTCCAAATCTTATTTGAAATAAACCATCAGCTCCTTCTTCTACAAAATATGCTTTGGTATCTGATTTAACATTTAAAAATGTTGTATTTAAATTATAAACCGTTGTTGTTAAATCTGTTGAAGAATTTTGAACTCTAACTCTTAATGTGGATGTGTCTGCTCTATTATTTGGTAAAACATAAGGGCCTGCTTCACTGCCTATTGATACTACAAATTGATTTGCTACTCTTAAACCTTCTTTAATCGTTAATCCAGGAAAAACAAATTGCTTTTGGTCTGCTGAGGAAGCTGTTTGTCCTGTGTACATGCCATAAGTCAACCCTGAGGATATTGTTGTATTTTGTCCTGTTGATGTTTGTGTGCCTAACGATGTTTGTGCTTCTTTTTTACTGCTATTAGGTGAATAAAAAGTAACACCACTATATTCTGTAAACGTATAACTTGTTGCTCCTGTTCCGCCTGTATCTGCTGCTTCTGCTGCTGCCTCTGTTAAATATATAGGATAGTAATATCCTTTACCTAGTGTTGCATGTGTTCCGTATAACCAATAAGGGCCAGCTCCTCCGGCCGTTACCGCTTGAGTAGTTGTTGTTCCTGCAGGATAAAATTGATAAGTTGTTCCGTCTACAGCTGAGGAAAATGAAGCATCTCTACTCAATGCCAGCGTTGTTGCCGTATAACTAGCTGGAACCGTTACTGCTAAATTAATATTTCCAGCAGAACATCGGGTAGATCTGGGTGTATAACCTAATGCTTTTGCTATTGATACTACAGATTCTCTCTTAATAGCAGTATCTATGAAGTTTTCATTAGCTAACATGTGTGCTAATATGCCATTATAGTGCGTATTATATGCTAATAAGTCTATTAGAACTGCAAGGCCTGAACCTTCGAAGTTATAATCTGAAAATTCTGTTTGACTATTTAAAAAGGTCTTAAGGTTTGCCTTTATGTTGTCAAAGTCTAATTCTGTTACGTTTAATTGTGCCATTTGTTTACCTCAGCCTTGTAAGACTTACCGTTAAGTCTTGTGGTTCGTTTATTCCTAGAACATGGAATCTAATACTTACATCATAACCATTGTTCTCATAATCAGCTCTAGCTTTAACACTATTTAAAGACACGCGTGGTTCCCAATTTGTTATTTGCTGTTCTATAGCAGTTGCCAAAGACATTTCCATTCCAGGCCGCATGGGTTCAAACAACATGCCGTATAATCTTGATCCTAGTTCTGGATGAAAAGGTCTCTCATAAGGTTTTGATAAAAGCAATGTCTTTATTGATTGCTTTACAGCGTTTACGTCTAACTTTTTATTTACATCTCCTGAAAGAGCGTTTTTCGTAAACAGCATATCAAAGTCTTTATATATCCTTGCTACTTTTAATTTTTGTGTTGCCATAATAGTATTTATATCAAAAATCGAAATCTGGTAACTCTAAATTTAAGAATTCTTCACCTTGTTTCTTAATTCTATCGCCTATCTCAATATATACGCTTGGTTTCTGTATTGAAGGTAGTGATCCTCCTTTTAATATTGAAGCTGGATCTATATCTGGGAATGATGTAGGTGTTGCTTTAACTGTAACTTGAACGCCTTCTTTTTCTATATTAGGTATTGCTTTACAAATCATATCTATATCAATTGCCCCGTTTCTTAGTAAATCTTGTAAATCGTCAAAGTTTTTAATATCTCCTAAGTCTACATTGCCCCATTTATTTTTCAAATATTCAAGTTTATATTTTATATCAGGCAATGCTATTGCTCCTAACATAATAACCTTTAAAAAATCTTTAACATCATCATGTAATGTTTTGTCATCATCAGATAAAACTTTATTTAAAATACTAGGAATCATATTTTCCATTTTACCCATTACACTATTAACATCTTCTAAAGCATCGTTCTTTATTTCATTTAACTTTCCTAATGGTGACTCATTAATAATAGAGTCAAACTTATCCTCTGCAGCTTGAACTTGATCTGCAAGTTCCAATAATTTTTTACTAGGTCCGCAACTCATTTATTATGTCCCCGATGTTGGTGCTTGTGTTTCTTGTGTACTAGGTTGTGGTGAGCTAGATCCGCCAGTTCCAGGTACTTCTTTATGTGTATGTGTATGTAATGTTATATTATTAGATGTAATGTTTCCTGCAGGTCCGTCTATAGACATAGTGGGTGAGTCAATAGTCATTGAAACATCTGCATCCATATCTAGATCTGCTAAAGTTTTTATTGTCATTGTAGAACCTGAACCTACTTCTAATAATCCAGTTGCCGCAAGGAAAACATTGTCTCCTGCTAATACTCTATACGTTCCTCCTGCTGAGACCATTACATTTTCTTTAACACTCTTTAAATCTTTGTTATATGTTTTATTAACTGTTTCTGCAACAGAATCTGTTCTATTTTTTGCTACACTAATTGTTTGATTTCCTACTATTGTTTCTGTATCATCTTGAGCTACACGAGCTGTTCTATTTCCTTTAATAGAATGTGTTACATCTGATATAACCGATTTAATATCATTACCATTTATTTTTGTAACCCTTGAGCCTAAAATTGATAAGAAGTAATCTCCCTCTACTTCTTCGTACTTATCTCCTTGAACTAATAGTTTAGCGTCTCCTGCTATTGTAACGTTACATGATCCTCTTATAAGAACATTATTGTCTTTAGCAATAATTTCATAATTATCACCTACAATATTTGTAACCTTTGTACCATCATCATGAATTTCATAATTCGTTCCTGATGGATGATACTCATGAATTCTTCTGTTTGTTTCTGTATTGTCTATTTCAAATACATGGCCTGCTCTAGTTTCTTTAACTGTGTTAAATGGATATAAGGAAGTCCATTCTTTGTCTCCTGGCTGTGGGCTTTCTCCGTCTCTTAACTTTTGTGCAGCATCAAAATAATTGGCCTCGTCTTTTGATTTCCCTCTTGGGTGTGGTTCATCCCACGTTTTTCCTTCGTAATCTTTTCCTGTTATATCATCTAATATGGCATCGCCGGTTTCTTCTGATACTGACGGTGCTCTTGCTGTTCTTATTCCTTCGTCTCTTGTTGCTCTTCTATTTAATAAAGAGTAATGTGTTTCTGCTGCTTCATTTCTAGCAAGTCTAGAAACATCAGGTTCTCCTATACCAGCAAACCCTTGATCAGGTTCGTCTGGCAACCTTGGGAATCTTCCTGTTGGGTCCATAAAACCATCTATGTCATTTACTTCAGGCTTTTCTGCTGGTTTTCCTGCTATAGTTCCTAGAATCATAGGAATTTGTCCGTCTTCGCCGTCTGCAAAGAAACCTATAACTGTTGAGCCCTGTAATAAGGAGTGATTTTCCATTACTCCATTAAGGCCTGCACTTGTAACAGAGTTAATTGGAACAGCATATGGTAAATGTTTTATAGGTAATGTTTGTTTGTTGCCTGTATGATATCCTGTTATCCTAACTTTAACTCTGCCGGCATAGGCTGGATCGTTGTTATCTTCAACAACACCCAACCACCAAATAAAATCTGGTATATTTAATTTGCCGTAATTTTTCATTCCTTGGCTCATGCTAAATTTTCTCCTACTACTTTATCATCTATTTCACCTAATGATGCTGCTAATCCATTTTTAACTATCTCTACTTTCATTGTATGCCTTACACTATCAAATTTATGCTTAATAGCTGTTATTAAATATGGTCCTGTTAATAAAGGATCAACTATATCATCATAGGTTGCATCCATTGGCTTATCTCCTGCGTTAGGATAAGCTAATTTAATAAGTTTTCCAACTTCTATATCTGTTCTTCCTGGTAAATCTATTTCAAATGTGTTATCATTAAATGAACTAAAATAAACTTGCCTAAATAAATTATTAGCTAAAACAGCTGGATTAGCTGCAGCTCCAAATTTTCCATCTACTAATCCTCCTTGCATTCCTGAGGACTGAAATTGATTTAAATATTTAATATTTACAAATGAATATGGATTACGTTGTATTCCTCCTGGTATTGGAATTCCTATATCTGTGTGAACGAAATTACCAAATTGATCTCTTCCATCTAATGTAACTTCAGCCTGTTCTTTTGTAAATAAATCGTAAGCTCTTGTGGATGCTGAATAGTAACCACTGTCTTGTCCATCTAATATATCAATTGTTCTTGGAATTTGTATAGCTTCTATTTTACTAAAAGATATTGGAAGTTCTGCTGCTAAAAAGTTTTCACCGCCTCCTCTATGTGGGACCTCTAAACCAGGCGGAGCATACAAAAACTCTTCCCATAATCCCATGTCTAATTGTTTTTGTATTAAATTTTGAAATGATGTTAAGTAAAACATTTTATTAGATTCATAAAACACATAGTCTGAACCTTCAAATTGACTGCCTTGACATCTTCTGCTTATAAATTGTAGGTTTTGAAACGGTGTCCAGAAGTTAGAAGTGTATTGTATCTTAGAAGTATGTGGTGTGTCGCCTATAACAAGAGGTGTAACTCCACCTTGTGAATCAATACGTCTATATTCTTGTATATGATCTAAATATATTTGTTCTGCTATTTGATCAGTAGATCTTGGTTGCCCTATTGCACCAAATGCTTGTGTAATACTTCTTGCTTGATCACTGATTGCTTCTACAGAGCAGAACTTTAATTTGTAAAATTGCTCTCTATCATTATTAAGCATTCTTTTTTCAATGGCATATATTTGAAATGATTTCTCTATTATCATCTCAGGAACGTCTTCAAATGTTTTTGTTCTCCATTTGCACGTTATCAATTCACCGCCACGGATTGGCCAATTTGTTATTGCATTTATAGCATCAGTAACTAATATCTCTCCTGTCAATGTTGGTGACCAAACATCTTCATATAAATTAAATTCAACTATAAAATTCTTAAAGTCCCATTGAGTATTGTCTTGTGTAGTCAAAAAGAGTTCATCACAAGAAACGTCTCCTGCTTTGAGAATATTTTCTACTGTTGTTTCGTCGCCCATTTCATCACTTCTTAACTAATCTCTTGTATTGTTGCGTTATATCTCTTAAAAACATTTTATTTAAAAGAAATATTTGGCTTTTTATATTATTTAGATCAGTTTCATACTCTAAATTAGTTACTGCTAGATAATCTCCTGATGCCACTTTGACCGAGTCCCAATCAACTATAACGCTCTTATCTGCCTTCATAACATAATGATGGACATCTGAGCTGTTTTCCGAACCATATTTATCTTTTATATAAGCTGTCAAAGAGTTTTGACTTAAAGGCCACTCTCGCTGTACATCTGTTATATTGTTAGCAAGTAAAACCAACCAGTGGTATTTACTTGATCCATAAATTTTGTCCGCTACTATTTCAGGGGTTTCACCTTCGCCAACATAATACTCTATTAAATGAAGTCTATTCTGGAAAAACTTATCTAAATGAACCCTTCTAAATATATCAGGAACGATTGTCTGTTTACCACTATAAGGATAATACATTTTTGGTAGTGCCTTAAAATACATATTAGAACCCTTGTGCTATCCTTACCGCTGTTAATGTTTCTAGTTCTGTAAATGCTAGTTCCATATTAATCTCTGTTGGCATTCCGCCGGAGTTTTTGAAAGTATTAAACGCACCATCTGGGCCATAGGTTACTTTACATCCTGTTAATGCACAAGATGATATTTTAGGCAAATGTGGATTAAGATCTACATTACCATTCTTGTCTAGATACTCAAATTGTATTGAAAACTCTGCGGGATAAACTAAAAACAAATCTCCCTCTGAGGCCTCTGGATGCATATGATATTTAAATGTATCAACTATTTCCATTACCATATCTGCCTCGTTTGGATTTCTAGGTACAAACGTGTAATTAAAAGAAAATCTTCTGAACCCCATACTCTTAAATAATTGTTCTTTGTATGGATTACTAACCTTTTTAGATGTTGCCTCTATTGCAGCTCCAAAATCTGCGTCGGCTCCTACTGCTTTAGGCATGTTAGCCGCTGCTGATATCAGACCTCGACCTATAAATTCTGGAGCTTCTGCTAGGTCTTTAAAGTCCATTCTACCTGAACCCAACAAACCTGCTACTCCTAAATTAGTTTCATCCCAATTAGCTGCGTATGCTGATACTATTGATTGTGGTACATATAACTGAATGGTTTTTAGTAATCTAATAGTAGAAGTTTGGTTCATTCTACCCATTGCATTTCCAAGAAACGCACCAACAATTCCTCCAGCTGCTGTTGTTAGTACCTTGCCGAGTTTGGTAGCTCCATCTTTTAATATGTGTCCAGAACTGATACCTGCCATGGTGCCTATTGATGCTGCTAGTGCTCCCGCTCCAGTTGCTACTGTTTCATATTCCTCTGCTTTGGCTCTATTTTCTTTTGTATATTCTTCATTATAATCTTGGTTTGCTTCTATGAGCCTTTGTCTCATTGCCTCGTCAGTGTTAGCAGCTGTAACGGCGTCTGTTGCTGCAACAGAAGTCTGTCTAGCATTTATATAAAAGTGAACCGCGTGGGGTTGACTTGCGCTAAAGAGTTCTTGAGGATAAGTTAAGGTTTCGCCGTTATCATGGCCTTTACCTCCTAATCCATAACTTGTTTTAGCTTCTTGCTGGGCGTCTATCTGGTCTTTATGACTTCCTTCATCTAGGATTGACTCTTGAGTCTGCATCAGTTGCTTCTCAGACTTCTTCCGCTCTCTTCTTGCTCTTATTCTATCCCCTATGGCCATATAAATACCTATGTTATATTAATGTTACACACTTATTTATATGGTTTATGCCAAAGAAATATATAAAGGCCGATTTATTCCACGAAATCCAATAAAGTATCTCGGGGACTTAAACTCTATTGTCTATAGATCTAGTTATGAATTAAAATTTATGAACTGGTGTGATCTTAACGAATCAGTTAAAGGTTGGGTATCAGAAGAGGTAGCAATTCCATA